AAGTATATCTTCAGCTACATCATCTCTAGATTTTAGTCAAGGTAACTTCTTTACCTCACTTGTTTCAGGATCAACATTCTTTAACATCACTAATCCTAGAAGAGGACAAACAGTTAACTTACTCTTAACTACGGCAGGTGTTGCATCAGCTTCATTTAGCTCTAATGTTAAGCAAGTATCTGGATCTAGATATACACCAACATCAGGATCAAGTAAGAACGACATCATTACATTTATATCATGGAATGGAAGCGATGTTTATCTAGCCAACGTTAAAAATTTAATCTAGACTAACCCTATGCCGCCCATTTTTACAGCTTTCGGATTTGTACAATCACCTGCAATATCTGTACCGGTATTTATAGGAGCATGGAGTGCAGGAGGTAATCTTATTACTACAAGAAATGCAATGCCGGGTATGGGCACTCAAAATGCAGGATTAGTAGCTACCGGTTTTGTAGCTCCTGCTGCTAGTAGGTGTACAGAAGAATATAATGGAAGTTCTTGGTCAGCAGGTGGTGCAACGATTAATGCAAGATATCAGGCTGGCGGAAGTGGAACACAAAATGCAGCCTTTATTCTCGGTAACTTTTCCCTCAATAATACTTCTGAGGAATATGACGGAGCTACTTGGTCTACTGGTGGTAACTTAATCAATTCAAGATCTTATCCGGCGGGAGCAGGGACTCAAAATTCTGGCTTAGCTATAGGAGGAACGGTACCTGGTGCTACTAACGGTAGGTGTACTGAAGAATACGATGGTACGTCGTGGTCGGCAGGTGGAGCATTAATCACCGGTAGGGCTAATGCTAACGGTATAGGTTCAGGTACCCAGAACGCTGCATTAGCTTCCTCTGGATACAGTAGCCCTGCTTTCGTAACATGCACTGAAGAATATGACGGGTCAAGCTGGTCGGCCGGAGGTGCAGTTATAACAGCTAGAAGTGCCCCTAGTCCGGCAGGTCAAGGGACGCAAAATTCAGGATTAATTTTTGGAGGAGTGAACAATAGCGGTAGATTAGGATGTACTGAGTGTTATAATGGTACTACCTGGGCAGCCGGCGGTGCTTTGATCAATGCCAGACATAGCGGAGGTGGGGGCGGTACAGATACTTGCGCTTTTTTAGCAGGAGGTGTTACGACAGCGGCAACTAACCTTACTGAAGATACAGGTAAAGGATTTATAACTCACGAAGACAACGAGCTATCTTTTATTTCTGGTCATCCAGGAAATGTATGGTCAACCGATAACACGGCTTGGGCAGAAAGAGTAGGTGCAGTAGAAATAACCGAAGAAGAGGCCCAAAGCATTATTGAAGCTGCTATACAGACCTTTTCCGGACCTGTAACAGGGAGTTTAATCTAGTTATAATATGGCAAAGAAAGGATCAGATAGTACTAAAGTAACTTTTGGTAAAAGAAAAGGCGGTAAGGCCAGAAAGAGTAAAGGACCAAAAGATATGCGTAGAAAACCAAGTAGAGGACAAGGATAATTAAAATTAAATAACATGCCAATACCTAAACCACACTCAGGAGAAGGAGAGAATGAATACATCTCTCGCTGTGCCTCCAAGCTTATTGGAGAGGAAGGATACGAACAGGATCAAGCATTAGCTATATGCTACCAACAACTATCAGTTCAACTAACAGTCAATAAGGACTGGAGGAAAGAATTTATGGGTATGAAAGATCCAGGATCACTCGTATCTAAGCTTTTCAAGAAAAAGTAAGTACAAAATCAACTATTATTAACCCACAGAGTTATATCTGTATAAATTACGTAAGACATGGATTCTAAAGTAATTCTCAACAAGATCATCACAATGCTTGGTATGGAGAATAAGCAAGTCGAGCTAGGTGGTAACGCCAATGCCGGCGGTCCGTTTTACGGTAAGCTAGAAGATGGATCTCCTGTAATGACCGATTACTTTGATGTAGGACATACATTACTAGTAATCAAAGAGGACGGATCTAAAGTAGCTGCACCGGATGCTGATCATACTGTTTATTTGCCTGTAGGCCTTGCTGGTGGATTCAAACGCTATTTTATCACAACCAAAGATGGAGTAATCACTTCTATGCATTTAGAGGATAATTACGACTCTATCGTAAACAGAATCAATTTCTCAGAACAAAAAACTGAAGACATGAACAAAGACACAAAATTAGCCTACAAAGAAAAGATGGCTGACATGGAGGTTAAGGATGAAGCTCCTGAAGTTAAGAAAGAAGAGAAAATGCAAGAGGGTGATTCAGCTCGTCTTGATTCTCTTGAAGAGCAACTTAACCAACTTCGCGTAGACATCGCTACTATCTTCGAAGAAATGAAGAAAGGTAAAGAGACAGAAATGGGTATGGAGATCAACGACGAAACTGCAAAGGTAAAGAAAATGCAGGAAGTAGATCAGCTACAAGGTCGTCCAAATTATGGCGGTCAAGGATCTAGCGGTCAAAATCTTTCAGCTCAGAAGAAGTTTAACGGTGCCCCTGTTGAAGATAAAGCTAACCTTGAAGGCCTTCTTAAGTCTAAGCCAGCAAACACAATGGCTAGAGTACTTAACAGAATGGCTACATCTAAATTCTAATCACAACCAAATTATTAAATTTAAAAGAAATGGCTACAACTACTAACATTTCAACCACCTATGCCGGTCAATTTTCTGGAAAGTATATTGCCGCCGCATTGTTAAGTGCCCCTACTCTTGATAAAGAGTTGATCACTATTAAACCAAACATTAAGTACAAAGAGGTAATCAAAGTACTTAATCAAACTGGTATCATCCGTAACGCTACTTGTGACTTTACCGCTACTGGTTCAGTTGCATTGACTGAGCAAATTCTTCAGCCTCTTGAGTTCCAAGTAAACACTCAATTGTGTAAAGAAGACTTCCGCTCTGACTGGGAAGCTATCGAAATGGGTGTATCTGTATTTGATAACCTACCTCCAACTTTCACTGATTTCATCAGCAAATCGAAACTAACATCTGGTCTGGTTCTTCAACTATCCAGGGTCAGTTCGACGGATTGCTTCAATTACTTGTTGGAGGTACAGGAGTAGTAGATCTTACTGCTGCCGCTCAGGTAACTAGCTCTAACGTAATCGCTGAGTTGACTCGCGTTGTAAATGCAATTCCTAACACCGTATACGGTAAGGAAGATCTTTACATCTACGTTCCAACTAACGTTGTTAAAGCCTACCAAGTAGCTTTAGGTAATGCTAACTATCAGTTCAACGCCTTCACTGGATTTGCTCCTTTGAACTTCCAAGGTATTAACCTTGCATGGTGCCCTGGTATGCCAAATAACACAATGGTAGCTGCTCAAAAGTCTAACCTATTCTTCGGTACTGCTCTATTGAGTGATAAGAACGAAGTACGAGTGTTGGATATGGCCGATCTAGATGGTTCTCAGAACGTGAGAATGATCATGCGTTATACAGCCGGTGTTCAGTATGGTATCGGATCTGATATCGTACTTTACTCTAGCCTGGTATAAGCTGACTAACGATAAGTGATAGGGGTAGGGAATAAAATCCCTCCCCAATTTCACTAAATAACATTAACTAACGAACTAAATAACATACAATGGCTTGTGACATTTCATTAGGTAGAAACGAACCTTGTAAAGACAGTATAGCTGGTCTACAAGCTGTGTATTTCATTAACTTTAATACTGGTAGCTTTGCAGTAAATGCAAACGATGTAATCACTGGATTTCCAGCTGGTACTACTGCATACAAGTACGAGTTGAAAGGTACAAATGGATACACAGAAACAGTTAACACTTCAAGAGATAACGGTACTACTTTCTTCAGCCAGGAGTTAAGCCTACAACTTAAGAAACTAGAGGCTACTATGACCAAGGAGTTCAAACTTCTTGCCTATGGCCGTCCTAAGATTGTAGTATGGACTCGTAATGGAGATGCATTGCTTGTTGGTAAAGAGTATGGTGCAGACATGACTGGTGGTACAATCACTACTGGTACTGCATACGGAGATCTTTACGGATATACAGCAGTATTTACCGGACAGGAGCCTTTACCTGCTAACTTCCTTAGCGGATCTACTTCTACCAATCCTTTCGCTGGAGTAACTAATCCTCCTACTGTAGTATACGGTACAAACAGCTAATACAGGGGTTTACATATTACCCTGTCGCCTGATATACTCTACAACCTGCTCGGAGCCCCCTTTCTAGGGGGTTTCCTTTTTTAATATGAATCAGGGTATTGGTGTTATATTAGTATGAATATTGTCACACCTAATCCTCCAGGGCAGATAAAGTTCAAAGTCAGAACAAGGCCAACACAGTCATTCCTGCCTTTTAAGGTAAGAATGAATTGGACAAACGAGGAGAGCTTGGTATCCGGAAGTGTAGGAGTAACGGCTTCGTATGATGGAGAGGACTTCTTAATGGTTACTGCATCTCTATATACTTCAGCAAGTAACTTTTATAGATTTCAATTATTCCAGCTAAGTGGTAGCGGTAATGTAGAGTGTGTAGAACTGTATAGAGGTGAATTATACCCAACTAGCGAAAGTCCATACGAACATACTAGTGAACCATTCTACTCTTATACAGGTTCATTTAATGATTTTATAATTTACTAATATGAGTACAAATAAAAAGGGAGCAGTCAAATCACCATCTACTGTTAAGGTTTTAAACTTATCTGATCAAGGAGGATATATCTTACCAAAGATATCTGAATCTTCTCGTTC